TCAAAGGTGGCTGCAGTTCAATCTGCATCTCAGAAACGTATCCAACACATTGCCCGTAGGTTTGCAGAGACAGGTATGAAGCGTCTATGCACAGGTGTATATAAGACAATGCGGAAATGCTTGAAGACTCACTCCAAGTTTAGTTACCAAGGTGTGTTTGCTGAAATAGATATTATGTCCCTTCCATCCCGTATGGATGTGGAGGTGTTCCTGGATATAGGTGAGAACTCAAATTCAAACATGATTAAAAAGTTTGAGATGGTTGGTAGTCAAATACTGCCAGCACTGAACAGCCAGGGTCAGGGTGTTGTTATTCGTCCAGAAGCTCCTGCTATCTTAGCTACAAAACTTATAGAGTCTATGGGTATTGATAGTAATGATTACTTGGAAGACTATACAACGGATGAGTTTAAACAGAAAGCTATGGAAACTGTTAAACAACAAACTGAAAAAGCACAGAAGGATGGTGCTCTATTACAACGAAAGGCGGAAGCAGATGCATCACTAGCTGAGGCTAATGTAACATTTACCAACGCACAATCTAAGAACACTGTGGATGATAATACTAAACAGTTGGCTATCTCTATTGATAAGCATTTCCAACAGTGGGCAGAGATTGATATCAAGGCTCGTAAAGAAGGTATTGAACCTCCAATGCGTCCTGACTTTAATCAGATAACAACTCTTGCAAGGGCTATGATTGCAGGAGAAGCATAAATACCAAGGAGGTGGGGGAATGTTTGGATTACCTTTAGAACTAATCACGATGCTTTTCTCCACCGTACTTGGGGCTGTTATGTCCATCTGGGGTCAAAACACAAAGAATAAAAATGAACAACAAAAGATGATGATAAGTGGTATGCAGCAGGCTAGGGAGCATGGTAAGACGGATGTACACTTTGCGTGGACACGTAGGATCATAGCTCTTTCTGCTGTTTTTGCCATCATAGTGTTACCAAAAGCGGTGGCGGTCTTTTACCCAGAAGTTAATGTTATAGTGGGATACACCGAAGTTCACGGTGGAATAATCAATTGGATATTTGGTGGTGATGGAACAGTGAAGTGGCAGTCAGCTACGGGATTTGTGATTACTCCGTTAGATACACATATAGTGTCAGCAATTGTTGGCCTATACTTTGGAGCGGGGTTTGCTAAATGAATCAAGATCAAGAATGGCACCTATCTAAGTCAGTGCCACTGACCTTTGTTGTAGCTATCTTCATACAAACCGTATCATTGGTTTGGTATGTATCTTCTTTAGACAACAGCATTAAGAACAATGCAAGAGAAATAGTAAGGCATGATGTACGTATTCAAGCCTTAGAGACTGTGGTGCAAACTCAAGCCCTTACATTAGCACGTATAGACGAGAACATTAAGTCTATCAGGATGATGATGGAGAAGTCATCTTCTAGTAGAGATCCAAGGTAATGTTATGCGTACTAGTATTTGTTGGGTGGGGTCACGCATGGATTGATGGTGCAAACCAGCTGACAAAGCTATGCTACTATGATTGCGGGTTAACAAAAAATGGGAGTTGGTATGACAAGGTTTATAGGGTACACCCAAATTACGTTTGTCCAAGCAAGTTGGTGTTCAAATGATTGATCCGATTACAGCCATATCGATTGCGGCAAGCGCCGTAAGCAATATAAAATCTTTGATGCTTGCAGGTCGTGATGCTTCCTCCGCTCTCTCTAAGTTTGCAGGGGCTGTGTCAGATGTGAACTACGCGGCAGATAAGGCCAAGAATCCTGGAATCTTTGCGACTCTAACTGGTTCAGCTGAACAGCAAGCGATTGATGCGTTCTCAGCACACAAGAAGATGCAGGCTATGAGGAAGGAAGTTGAGATGCTGGTGCAGTTTACTTATGGGATGGATGGTCTTGAAGAATATAAAGACACGCTTCGCAAAGTACGCGCTCAACGTAAGAAGACTGCCTATCGACGTGCAGAACTAAAACAAGCCCTAATCACTTGGTTCTTTGGTGGGGCAATAGTACTGGCTGGGATTTTTGGATTGGGAGTTGTTCTTTATCTTATTGGTAAACAGCAGGGGAAATGGTAAATAGGGGATTAGAATGCCAAAGAAAAAAGATTCAAGATTAACTAATGCTGGGGTGTCAGGTTACAACAAACCTAAGCGTACCCCATCACACCCTACTAAATCACACGTGGTGGTTGCAAAAGAAGGTGATAATATAAAGACAATCCGTTTTGGAGAACAAGGTGCATCAACAGCGGGTGCCCCTAAGCCTGGTGAGTCTGATAAGATGAAAGCCAAACGTGCAAGTTTTAAAGCCCGTCATGGGAAGAATATCTCAAAGGGTAAGATGTCTGCTGCATATTGGGCAGATAAAGAAAAATGGTAGTGGTTGGGTATTTAGGTGTAATACTAATCTGTATGAGTTCTCTAGCTGAACATTGTAACGTTATCACTAGCCCATACATATTCATTACGGAAGAAGAGTGTCAGGTAGCCGTTTTAAATGAATCACTAAAGATTAAGAATAAGTACAGCCATGCAAACATAAACCCTAATTGTACTGAGTTGAGGTATGATGGAGAATCTGCTTAATGCCAAAGAAAAAATCAACTGTTAATGAAGCAGGTAACTACACTAAACCAACAATGCGTAAAAATCTATTTAACAAGATCAAGTCTGGATCTAAGGGTGGTAGTGCAGGTCAATGGTCTGCACGTAAGGCACAACTGTTAGCTAGTGAGTACAAGAAAGCTGGAGGTGGTTATCGTGCCTAAGAAAAAATCCCAAACAAGCTTAGACAAGTGGACTGGTGAGAAATGGGGTACTAAGAGTGGCAAGAACTCCACTCAAGGTAAGGGGGCTACAGGAGAACGTTACCTCCCAAAAAAGGCTAGGGACTCCCTAACCTCAAGGGAATACTCTGCGACAAGTGCGGCTAAACGTAAGGGTGCTAAACAGGGTAAGCAATACGTTGCTCAACCTAAAAAGATAGCCGCTAAGACCTCTAAGTATAGGTCTAAATAATTATAACCAATAAGGAAACAAGATGGAAAAGTATAAAGTTGCAGCAGAGAAGATGCTGAAAGGAAATACACATCCGGATCTGATAGCGAAGGAAGCACTTGTACGTGCGCAATTCTCTTCTCAACAACGGGAAGGTTTCTTCAATGAAGCCTATGGGGAGTTGATGGTGCAATACTTTACTGCCTGGTTGGGCACAGATCCACACGAAGTTAAAACACGTGAGTTCATATATAACTCAGCCCTTGCGCTGGGAGATGTTAAACAGAAGTTGATTAACTTTGAAACATACGGAAAAAACGTACCATACATTGAGGACAACGCACAATGAATAATATCGATTACGAGCAGTTGATAGCTAATATTGAAAATATGATTAACCTGTTAGAGTACGACTCTATGCGATCTCCAGGTAAAGCTAAACTGAATTGCAATCAACTTGGAGCTATGCACGGTCTACTAGATCGATACACCTCTAAGCAAGAAACATCCGTACCAAAGGCAACCAAGCCTGCGGCTAAAAAAGAAGGATAATATAACATGTCAGAACAAAATGAATCTCTACCCGCAATGGATGATGTTCCCAGTTCTGCTGGTCCAAGTGAACAAGAACTCCTAGATGCCGTACTGTCTAATACCGAATTTCTTCGGGATGATGATGTGCCGCTACCAGAAGAGGAGATCGAGTACGAGGATCCGGAAGCAACTGCTGAGGAAGACCCAGATGTAGCAGATGCCGCCGTTAGCGATGAAGAGTCTGAGGAAGATACAGAAGAGACAGAAGATGAGGATGGCGCGGAAGCCCCTACCCAAGAAGCTACTGTGTTTACTGTTGATGATCTAGACTTAGATGCCAAAGTCTCTGTCAAAATTGACGGGGAGGAAATGGAAGTCTCATTTGCTGATCTGCTTAAAGGCTATCAGACAGATGCTTCACTCTCTAAAAAGGGTCGTGAACTCGGAGAGGCGCGTAAAGCCATTGATGAAGAACGTGTTGCTAAGCTATCTGAAATCACAAAGATTTCAGATGCTACTAATGCAATGCTAACAATGGACGAACAAAAACTGGCTAAGGAATACCATGATGTTGAAGCCAAGATTAAAGAAGCTAGGGAGAGTGGGGACACTTATGAACTAAGTGATCTCAAGGATAAACGTGAACAAGCACAGCAGAAATACTGGGCTGCACGTAGTACTCGTGAGAACCTTTTGAAGAATGTTGAACAACAAAAAACAAAACTTCAGGAAGAGAAGTTTGCATCCCAAATGCAACACTTCCAAGAGGTAATCCCACAAATGATCCCTGACTTTAATGAAAAGGTTGCAGTTGAAATTCGAGACTTTGCTCTTGAGAATGGTATTGCAGACGAACTTTTAAATTCGGTTATGGACCCCAATGTTGTCAAATTCATTGATGACTATCGCCGATTAAAGAATGGAATTACGAAGGGCGCTGCAAAGCGTAAAGATATTCCAACTAAGAAGGTTCCGACTAAGAAACCAGCGGCTGCTAATAAAAAAGCAGCTGATAAAGAAAAAATGGTGAAGGCCCGTGCATTTAAAGAAGGTGCATCTAAAGATGACCAAATGGAATTCCTTCGCCAATACGCCTCCAACTCTCTAACTAAATAATATCCTAGGAGGATTAATAAAATGGCAACTACAGGTGGTCGTAATATTACAACAGCTCGTGGAGCAACAGGCACTGGTAAAGACGTATCAAACCGTGAGGATCTAGCGAATTTTATTTCGATGATCACACGTGATGAGACTCCTTTCCTGTCTTCAATCGGCAAATCTAAAGCAACCAACATCTATCACGAATGGCAAACCGACGAGCTTACAGCTCCAGGTAACTCTCGTGTAGCTGAGGGCGCAGACTTCTTGGCAGCTGGTACTACACCTGCTTCTGGCGATGGTGCAGCTTCTACAACTATTGGTGCAATGCGTACCCGTTTGGGTAACTACACTCAGATCAACAGCAAAGTAATTTCTGTATCAGGTAGCCGCCGTGCAATCGATCAGGCTGGTGTTGCTGATGAGTATGCATATCAGCTGAAAAAGCGTGGCACAGAAATGCGCCGTGATATGGAGTTTGACCTTGTAAACACATACAACAAGCAGACTACTTCTGGCGCTCGTCAGACTGGTGGTTATCAGTCGTTTGTGAACAGTGATGATACTTGTGTGTTTAAAGGTGCTTTCACTGCACCCTCAACACCTAACGCTGGTACTGAGGTTATTACAGTTGCTTCAGGTGCTGCAACAGCCGCTTTGGCTCTCACAGACATCGATTCAGTTATGCAGAAGATCTATGAGAATGGTGGTTCCGCTACCCGTATCATGGTTTCTCCAAAACTTCGCCGTGACTTCTCTGACCTCATGGTTAATGACACAGGCGTTCGTCGTAACATTGACGAAGATGGTAAGCTCCGCCAGTCGGTAGACGTTTACATGTCAGACTTTGGTGACTTGATGGTAGTTCCAACCACACAACTACTGATGCAACCACAACACAGTTCGACGCTGCAGACTCATGTGCTCTTGTATATGATCCACAGTGGTTTGCAATGGCGACATTGCGTCCGATGCAGGAAGTTGAAGTTGGTCAGAAAGGTGACTCTACTGTTGGCATGTTTGTCGAAGAATGGTCTTTGGAAGTTAAGAATCCAAAAGGCTGTGGCGCGATTTACGGCTTGGCATAAATACAATAAGGGGAGGGAGATTATTTCTCCTTCCCTATTTTATTCTATTAGGAGGTATAGAACATGATGGTAATCAGAGGGACAATCCCAGCAAACACACTTGGAAATAACTTGGTCGGAGATGTACTGCATCTACCAGCAGATCGATGCGCTTGGACAACATCCGCATCTTCAGCCGGTGGGTACAAAGTAGATAAAGCATTTTTCATCCACTCTACAGGCAACGTGACTATCGTTACCCCATCCTTGGGATACATTGGTAAGTCTGGTCGATTCGTAGAGATGGCAACTTAATAAGAGGAAGAGGACATGGCACGTTGGGATGTAATACCTAGCACAGAGAACAGTACTATTAAGGGTACTATCCAATGCGATGAGGATGGGTCTAGTCACTGGCAGGTGTATCAGGATGAGAAACCTTTCCTAGAGCAGGCTAAAAAGGATCGTGATCTTTCGGACAGTGGGTTTAATAAGAAAGACCTAGGGTTTAAAAAGTTCGCTACAGTTCCTGATATCGTAGCCATTGAAATAAAAAACAAGTGGGGTATTGATTTGCATGATTCGGCAACGATGAAAGATAAAGACATGATGGCTAAGTTCATGGTTATCTTTAAGCAAAACTACCCCCACCTCATGTCTTATTAAGGAGATTTAAGATGGCAATTAAGAATTACGATGAGGGAACTTCCTCAATGGTATCGCTAGTGCGGAGTTGGTCAAACCGTGATTCGCAGGCTTTGCCACTAGACATAATTAAAGATGGTTTACGGTATGCAGCAGACACTGCGTATCGTGAACTTGAGATACCACCACTCGAAGAAACAACATACTACGTCTTACAAAGCTCCACATCTACTGCTTCATTTGAAAATGCAGGTGCTACATATAAAGGTGTATTGACTTCTGGAAACTCAGCCGCAAATACGGTAGCTCAAGCTTCACTCCGAATACCTACAGATCTAGTATCTTATATATTTATTCGGAAAATCGGAACAGCTACATTGGACGCTAATGGTAACTATGAACCCAGTGGTAGTTACCTGGATCTAACACCAT